GGAACAAAACTAAGAACACCGTAGGCCGTCAAGAGATGGATGCCCTAGACCGTCTGGCAGGGGATACTTTTGAGGGTCAACAGGCCATGTCTGTCTTACGACAGCTTAACCAACTGACTGAAGTACACAATGGTGGCTATCAGGGCGGTGTCTCTAAACTGACCGACCAACTGTCGCCATTAGGCACACAGGTAGGCTATGACAAGGGGGCTGTTGCCACTGAGCGACTACTGCGACCTATTGTATCTGGGAGTGCTGCTGTATCCACTGGGGGTACATCTCTACTTGGTCAGCTTGCCGCCCAAGGCACTGGCAGAATGATAGACAAGGTAACCGGCAGACGTTCCACTGTTGACCGATTCGTTAGGCAGAACCAAAACAGACCCGGTATTGCACAGTCTACGGCTCCTAGCCTGCGGATGCAGAACATTGAAGCACAGCAAGCCCAAGAAGCCGAGGCAGAAGCAGCAAGAGTAGCCCAAGAGCAAATAGCACAAGAGGAACGAGAAGCCAACCTCGCCAGAGTCCAACAGGGCGCACCCCCTCTTCTAGGCAGTCCAGAGGATATCTTCAGAGATGGCACAGGGCTAGACCGCAGCGGTATTGCCAGAGTCCTACGCATCCTCAAGTCTAACCCCAACACCAAGCCTGCCGTTAGAAGGGCCATACAAGCCTATGAGACCAGTGTTGCCACTGGTGGCCGAGTGGACTTCTCACTGATTCGAGACATCAACGCCTTTGTCGATAACAACCCAACCCTAGGCATTGTGGCAGGCCCTAGAAATACACAGGCAGTTGCTCAAGCAGCACAGCAACAACTGACACAGCAACAGGAAAACTACAATCGAGGCATCGAGGACAACAGAGCCTTTGCCGATAGCCTCGCTGATGCCCTATCCCAAGACGATAGTGTCAGCAAGCTACACAAGGCCTTCCTGTTTGATGCTATCGACACCATGAAGTTTAACCTTGGTCGTACCCCAGTAGATAACCTACAGGCTATCGGTAACCGCCTGGTTGAGAAAGGTGTCTCAGAGCAGGCTATTGGCCAATACTTTATGCCCTATGTGGACCGAGTGATTGAACAGCAGAAGGCTAAAGAAGACTTAGATAGAACTGCTGAGGCCTCTATCCTAGAGGATGATATGGACCCCCCTGTTGCCTCTAGGGGTGTTACTGTCTCCACCACACAAGCACCCCAACAGCTATCATTCGACTACCAAACGCCTACCGTAGCCCAAATCAAAGACAGACTAGACGATGCTAAAGATGCCGTTGAGTTTGCCATCGGTAAAAAGGGCACCAAGTACGAAAAAGGCCTGTCCACCTACGATGAGTATATACGCCTAGCGGATATCCTAGATATTGCGGTGTCTATCTACCCAACCATTGAAGCAATGCAGCAAGACTTCCCCGGTATATCTGATGTTACAGAAGGTATATACCAAGGAATGCAGGGAGGTAGTGCAGGTCGTATAGGTATACTAGACACAACATCTAACAGTGGTATAAAGGTCGTGGACAAACTTGCAGAAGGCGACTTCTTAAAAACACTTGCCCATGAAATTGGACACGGTCTTGAAATACGTTCAGAGACTAATGAGCCTTCTTTTGGTGGTTATTCTACTAGCTTTCATCCCGGTGCAAATGCTGATACTTTTGTAAGAGAAAACAGTCTGCGCCATAAAATCAATCAAGTTCTTTCCTATACAGGTGCGGAATTCAGTAAAGTGAAAGATAATCAGCCTGTAGCATCCTCCTTTTTGCCTAGGTCTATGACCTATGGCCAAGCCAGAACAATTAAGGAAGAAATAGACAGACTACAAGATGGCACACTAGTCAACTTTGAAGGTAGACCGCTAGGTCAACTACCTATGAGATACAATGAAGAACAGGCCGTAAGAAGGTATTTAAGACTTACCCCAGAGGCCTCAACAGCACAGGCACTGGCAGCAGTAGGAAAGGACTTCCCAGAGTATAAAGCGTACACCAAGGAGACAGCCGAGTTTATTGTAGACCCCCTACACTTCTACCTAATGAACCCAACAGCCGCCAAGAAGCAGCTCCCTGTTACGACCAAGTTTATCCGTGACCACTTTAACAAGAGTAATATCCCGATTGAATTCCACAGCAACCCCCTAGTCGCCATTGTGGCAATCTTAATGGCAGGGGCTATGCAGGCAGTGGGCGCGGACGAAGAGAAAGAACAACAGCCCTCATCTGGCATCTTAACGCCACAATCAGGCGTTCTTAACACTGTTGCTGCTTGATGATTGTTCATTAAGCTCTGATTGGCGTTTAGTCATCTCAGAACAACAGCTTGTACAGCATTCAAGGAGTATATTCCCGGCATCATCGGTAATTGCATATTGATGCCTGTTTTCTGACCCTTGTCTAACTACGGCAGTCTCATCAAAATCAGACAGACATGCCCAACATTTTATGTTCTTTTCCTTATTTGTATCGTCCACAGGCTACTACACCCTTATTAGTTATCTACCTTTTAAGATTAGACCACATTGGAGAAAATTTCCTATGAAAGTGAGAGCACAAGACCTAATTGACATTGTTAGCCACATTGAAACTATCAAGACATCCAAACTACTGTCTGAAGACCAAAAGCAAACTTTTTATCGAGAGATACAAGGTAACCTCCCCCTCGATATGTTTTGCCACACATTCAAAGGTATGCGCCAGGTACTTCATGATGTCCTAGAAAAGGAGATAAAGAGTAATGTCATCAGATTTAGCACCGCTACCTCTCGGAAGACAAAGAAGGTCTCCTCTGGTACCGCGAAAAAAAGCCCCACCAAAGCCAAAGACACACCCAGAAAAAGCCCCAAAGAATAATTACTTTTCAACCTTGATGAGTACACCAGAGGGCAGAGCACTCAGAAAGAAATGGTCTACTAAAAAAAGAAAAAACCCCGGTAGGCCCCTTGGTGTCCCAGACGGTCACCGCAAAGAAACTATCGCCCCCATCAGGGCTAAAGCCAAGATTGATGCCAAACAGGTCGTAGAGATTATGTCTAAAAAATTCAATATAGAAGATGAATATCAAAAAGAAGCCCTTGAGACCGCAGTTGAAATTATGCGAGTCGATGGACAGACCAGAGAACGCCTAGCCGCAGCACGACTAGTGCTCGACTTTACCAAGAGCAAGCCTGCCAGTAAGTCTGATGTGTCTATCAGTAAGGCTGAGGACTTCTTGGCATCCCTAATAGAGAGTGAAGAGAGCGAAGAAACCCATGACGATGACCAAGAAACTGAGGCAGGTACGAAAGAGACTACTCAATAGCTTTAGCTTTTACGCTAAGTCTGCCCTCAAGATTAGAACCAAAGAGGGCAAAATAAAACCCCTCCACCTCAACCCGGCTCAAGAAATCCTAAATAAAGCCGTAGAAGACCAAATGGCCACAGAGGGCAAGGTCCGAGTCATCATACTGAAAGCAAGACAGCAGGGCCTCTCTACCTACACTGGAGGCTACCTGTACTTCTCGGTAAGCCAAAGAAAGGCTCAGAAGGCAATGGTGATAACCCACCATGCTGACTCAACTCGCGCCCTGTTTGATATGACTAAAAGGTTCCATGAGCACTGCCCTGACATACTCAAGCCACACACCAAGTATTCATCAAGGAGGGAAATTAGCTTTGATGTCCTTGACTCGTCTTTCGTGGTTGCCACAGCAGGCGGTGAAAGTGTTGGCCGAGGGGAAACACTTACCCATGTCCATGCTTCTGAGCTTGCGTTCTGGCAAAAGAGCACCGCACTGGACAACTGGAACGGCCTCACGCAAGCAGTCCCTAACACACAAGGCACAGCTATTTTTGTTGAGAGCACTGCGAATGGTGTCACTGGTATTTTCTATGATTTGTGGCGTGGTGCTGTTACTGGTACTAATGGCTTTGTACCTGTGTTTATCCCTTGGTTCATCGACCCAGACTACCGAGAAGCCGTCCCAGACAGCTTTGAAAGAACACCGGAAGAAGAAGACTTAGCTGAGAAGTACACCCTTGACAATGAGCAGCTAATGTTCAGGCGCAAAAAGATTGCTCAGAACGGTATTGACCTTTTCCGTCAAGAATATCCCAGTGAACCAGACGAGGCTTTTTTAACCACAGGCCGCCCTGTGTTTAACCCAGAGCAACTCTCTGAGCAGCTTAACACCACCAGGGACTTAGAACAGCGGCTTGCCTTAGAGGGCGATGAGTTTACTCCGAACCACCGAGGGGAGCTATTTACTTTCCGCCCCCATGTGGAAGGTGAGCAGTATGTCATCGGTGCGGATGTCGCTATGGGTGTCCGAGGCGGTGATTACTCTGTCGCACAGGTCCTAGACAGTAAGAAGCGGCAGGTTGCCACCTGGCGAGGCCATGCTCACCCCGACTACTTTGCAGAAGTCCTGTACGCACTCGGTGAGTACTACAACGATGCGTATATCTGCGTAGAGAACAATAGTCATGGCATCTTGACCTGCACTCGTCTGGGTAAAGATATGGCCTACCCTAACTTTTACACCGAAGTTCAACACGACAAAGTCACTGATAGAGAGACAGTCAAATTGGGCTTCTCCACCACCGTTAAAACCAAGCCCCTTGTTATTGACCAACTCAGAGCCTCCGTTAGAGAGGGCGAGATTGAGTTAAACGACAAAGTAACAATCCGCGAGATGCTGACTTACATCGTCACCGAATCAGGAGCCATGCAGGCAGAAGCAGGCTGCTTTGATGACTGTGTGATGTCTTTAGCACTGGCTAATTATGTCCACCAAGGGGCATGGGAACCGATTGAGAGCAGCGACTCTTATTACATAGAGATGGTATAACCAATGGCAAAAAAGCGTAAAGACTATAAGAAGCTATCTGACAGCAATATCGTCACCCTTGTTGATGAACAGGTTGGTCTGTCTGTTGGGTACGCAGATTCAGAGTTAAGTACTGAACGCACAAAAATCATAGACTACTACAATGGTACGCTCCCCAAGCCTGTCCATGAGGGTAACTCTAAGTATGTCTCCCTCGATGTCTATGATGCCGTAGAGAGCCTAAAAGCGGCTTTATTAGAGACTTTCTCAAGCGGCAACAAAACCGTACGCTTTGCCCCTCAAAACGCAGACGATGTAGAAAAAGCCAATGTCTGCACAGAATACACTGACTATGTAGTCCATCGTCAAAATGATGTCTATACCGTCATGTCAAATGTCATCCACGATGGGCTTATTGCCAGAGCCGGTGTTGTCAAAGTGTTCTGGGAAGAATCTGTTGAATATGACTACGAAGAGTTTACTGATATCACCGATACTGAGCTAGACCTAC